GCTTCCGAGAGTTGAACTTCTACGGGGGTCTGGTGCTGCTGGCCGCAGGCGGTGAGTGTCTGCGGCCCGGTATTGGTCTACTGATGGCAGGAGCGTTCCTCGTCTATTACTCAACCTGGAGGTTGAAGTAATGGGCATAATGACAATCAAGGAGCGGCGCACTCGGGCGGCCAGTGATGACTACTGGTATGGTACTGTAGCACAGGCGGCGGCGAGCGGGATTGAAGTCACGCCCGAGATGGCGATAAAGAATACGGCGTTCTGGAACGGTGTGAATATCATCTCCGGAACGATGGCTGTATTCCCATGCCATCTTATGAAGCGAAAGCCCGGGGGAGGTACGGAGCACGCCACGAACAGACCGCTGTACCGGAAGCTGAAGTTGAAGCCTAATCCCTGGCAGACGGCCAGCCAGTGGAAGCAGCAGTTGCAGTACCACCAGTTGGTACACGGCAACGCCATCGTGCAGAAGGTCTACAACCGGGCTGGACAGATAGATTCGCTTGTTCCGCTACTGCCGCAGCGCACAAGGCTCAAGGTAAGCTGGGACGGTGATATCACATATACCTACCAGCCCGGCGGTGGTCGGCCGGAACGCATATTTAAACAGGAAGAGATTCTACACCTGCGCGGGTTATCTTCTGATGGGCTTGTGGGATATTCACCCGTGTTGACAATGAAGGAGGCTATCGGTCTTTCGATAGCTACGGAAATGTACGGCGCGAAGTTCTTCTCTCAGGGTACACGGCCGCCGGGAGCACTACAGTCACCGAACAAAATAGAACCGACCGCCAAAAAGAACATCGCCAAATCCTGGCTGGAGGCTTACAGCGGCCAAAAGGGCTGGCACAAGGTCGCGATACTGGACGAGGGCCTGGAGTTCAAGTCGCTTGGCATGACATCTGAGGAAGCGCAGATGATCGGGACGCGCACATTCCAGGTCGGGGAAGTTGCCCGGATGCTCAACCTCCACACGCATATGCTCAAGGACACGAGCGGTCCCGCCGCCGGCTATAACAGTATCGTCCAGATGTTCCTCGAATACGCAGTAGTCACGATGACGCCCTGGGTTGTGCTCTGGGAAGAGTCGCTGATGACGGCGCTCCTGACGCCCGCCGAGCAGGAGCAGTACATAATCAAGTTCTCGATGGAGGGCCTGCTGAGAGGTGACCCGGAGACTCGTGGCAAGTTCTATCAGATAATGACGGGACTGGGAGCATTCTCACCGAACGATATCCTGGCCCTGGAGGACCGCAATCCCATCGGCGCGGAAGGCGACAGGCGGTTCATCTCTGTACAGTATTTACCACTCGAAGCAGAAGTGGTAACGCCGGAACCGTCCCCGGAAGGCGCTGGCCGGGGGCTTGAATCACGGTCCATGCGTTCTATCGGTCTGCGCCAGAACTATCAGAAGTCATATTCCCGCGTGTTACGGGAAGCGGGCGCGAGGATCGTATCCCGCGAGACACGGGCACTGCGCAGGATGATAAAATCAGAACTCGGAGAAAGGTCTGTCGGAAGCCTGAAAGAGAAATTCGCGGAGTTCTTCCCCAAGCAGCAGCAGTATGTGTCCGAGCAGATGCGCGGTCCTCTGATGGCCTATGCCGAGGTGGTTAGTGCGTCGGCCGCCGAAGAGATAGGCGCCGAGTCGGGTATGACCGAAGAGATGGAAAGGTTTGTCTCCGACTACTCCGACACGATGGCTATCCGGCACGTGGAATCCAGCCAGGGACAGCTTGAAGCATTGATCGAGGAGAATCAGGGCGAGGAATTAAGCGAGGTTCTCAACACCCGGCTGGATGAGTGGGAAGAAAAGCGACCGGACAAGATCGGTCTGAGAGAGTCGGTACAGGCCGGTGCAGCAATCGCCATAGCTACCTACATGGCGAACGGGATCAAAAGGAAGGTCTGGGTATGCGGTCCCAGTGCCTGTCCGATCTGTCTGCGACTTTCAGGAAAGACGGTAGAGATAACCGGGAGCTTTGCATCGAAGGGTGATGTAATAGACCCCGACGACGGTGAGACAGCGCCACTGGAAATCCACAGAGATTTCGGTCATCCACAATTACATGAAGGCTGCATGTGTGGAGTCTCGGCGGCTTACTAGGAGGAAGATAATGCCCTATCCACAGGAACATGCCTGTCGGCTTCGCTCGCCGGATGAGTTTCAGAAGGATTCATTCAAGCGCACCAAGCGTAAGCACGATGGCAGGGAGTACTCGATCATAATGGGACGCTTGAAGGGTGAGACCACGATGACCGAGCAGGCTTACCGATATCCGAGGGACACCTGGACGGTGGACCAGGCGCGCTCGCACTGCAAGTCCCATGACGGGAAGACGTTTGAACCGGCAGAAGAAAGCAAGGCCAGAGAGATGATTAGACCCATTTATGAATTCAGGAGCATACCTGCTGCACTGAAGTTCGAGGAGCGCGAGGAGAAACCCCCCGTTGTCTCAGGTTATTGGATAGTCTGGGATAAATGGTCGGAGGATCTCGGCGGTTTCCGCGAGCGGTTCATGCCGGGGTCGGTGACCGAGACGATTAAGGAGGATGACCTGCGGGCTGTTTACAACCATAATAACGACTGGATTCTGGGTCGTATAAGCTCGGGTACACTCAGGGTGGGTGAAGATGAAAAAGGCGCCTTCTACGAGGCCGACATTCCCCTGGAGGCACAGTGGGCCAAGGATGCCGTTGTTTCCCTGAAAAGGGGTGACGTGCGGGAGAACAGTTTCGTGTTCGCGTCCCGCCCGGAAGATGAGAAGTGGGAAGAAAAGGACGGCATCCTGCACCGCACTGTCCTGAAGGCCAGCATCAGAGAGATGGGTCCACAGGCATTTCCGGCCTATCCGCAGACGAATGCCGAGGTGCGCTCCCTGATAGAGACGGTCGAGTATGGTTGCAGGATCATAGCGGCCAGGCGTCATATCGACCCTGATGTGCTGATGAGGAAATTAAATCTTGACTGATGTCAGGTATACAGATTAGATTAGTCTGTTGAAACACATGGCCTTGCGTGGGCGTCGGGCGCGACTGGGAGCCGATGCTCATCCGGTCCACGCAGGGTAACGTAGTACGACGCTACGTACAACGGGCGCACGACTACTGACACCACGGAGCAAAAGTGGTGCTGGTGGTATGCGCCTTTTTAATGGCCTCCCCAGCGCCAGAACTGAGGAGGCCATTTTCATGGACCTTGAGAAACTAAACGAACTTCGTCAGAAGGCCAAGGAGGCCCACGACGGAATCGAGGCCATGCTGGATAAGGCTCTCGAAGAGGGTCGTGGCCTGTCCGACGAAGAGAAGAAGGACTACGACGAGCGCAAGGCTGCTTACGGGGCTCTACAGGCAACGATTGTAGAGGCCGAGAAGGCCGCCGAGGAAGCTCGCAGGCTGGCCGAGCTCACAACCAAGCCCGTGCCGCCCGCAGTAGATCCTCCTCCTGAATCACGCGCCGACCCTACCGTACAACTTGGTGCTGACCGCGCGGAGATGAAGCCCTTTGCGTCTTTCGGTGAGCAGTTGCGTGCCGTTGCAGCCGCAGCGGATCCCGCAAGCCCGGTGATACACCCGCGGCTTCTGGGTATCCACGAGGAAGCCCGTGCCACGGGTATGAGCGAAAGCGTTCCCTCCGATGGCGGATTCTTGGTACAGAAGGATTACGTTCCTGGAATCCTGGAGAAAATGTATTCCACCGGAAGCCTGATTTCCCGTGTGGACACACTTCCCATCGGCGCCAACTCCAACGGCGTGAAGATCAACGCGATCGACGAGACCAGCCGTGCAGACGGTTCCCGCATGGGAGGCGTCCGGGCTTACTGGAAGGATGAAGCGGCAGCGAAGACGGCGAGCAAGCCGAAGTTCCGTCAGATGGAACTGAACCTGAACAAGCTCATCGGCCTGGTTTACTCGACCGACGAGTTGCTTCAGGACGCCACTGCGCTGGGCGCATGGGTGATGAAGAATCTGCCGATCGAGCTGAGGTTCAAGGCGGAGGACGCCATCATCAACGGCACCGGTGCAGGGCAGCCGCTGGGGATTCTCGCAAGCGGATGTCTGGTGAGTGTGGCCAAGGAAACGGGCCAGCTTGCCGCGACCATCGTTTACGAGAACCTCGTGAACATGTATGCGCGGCATTACTCCGGTGCGCCGGACATCGTCCAGAAACCCGAAGACGGATCGGTTGTGTGGCTTATCAACCGTGACACGATCCCGCAGCTGTTCACGATGGGATTGACCGTCGGTACGGGTGGCGCTCCGGTGTTCATCCCGGCCAACGGTGCAGCCGGACAGCCTTACAACACGCTGTTCGGTCTGCCGATCCTGCCGGTTGAATACTGCGCGACGCTCGGAACGGTCGGGGACATCATCCTTGCCGATCTCGATGAGTACCAGATGATCGACAAGGGTGGAATCCAGTCGGACATGAGTATCCACGTGATGTTCACCTACGACGAGTCTGTTTTCCGGTTTGTGTACCGGGTGGACGGACAGCCGAAGTGGACCAGTGCACTGACACCGTACAAGGGCGCCGCGAACACGCTGTCTCCGTTCGTAGCCCTTGCAA